CATCAACGTACAATTCATCGACTGGTACATTGACACCAAATACTGCATTGGTTGAAGGTTCGTATGATTTTTCGTATACTTTAACTGATGCGGCTGGTAATGAAAGTGCGAAAAGCCCAACTTATAGTATTGTTGTGGATTTAACACCACCAGCAACACCAGCCGCACCTACTACTTATGTGGATAATATCGGTTCGGTTACAAGTAATACTAGTGTAGCACCGATGACGGATGATACTACCCCTGGTATTAACATCGGTGCTGGTTTAATCGATACTCCGAAGTTATATATTGGTGGTTTTTTAACCGCATCAACTTACGATCCAATATCCGGCACATTAACACCAAATTCTACATTGGCTGAAGGCGTTAACGTAATTACTTACACATTAACTGATGCTGCTGGTAATGAAAGTGCGCAAAGCCCTGCAATTGCAATCACAGTTGATACAACACCACCGACTACCAGTTCGATTACTTCGTATGTTGATAATATTGGAAGTATTCAAAGTACAAATAGTGTTGCATATTCTACGGATGATACGACACCTGGACTTAATATAGGTACGGGATTAACTAATATACCAAAATTGTATATTGATGGAGTTCTAACGGCTGCTACCTATAATTCCATCGTTGGTACCTTAACTCCAACTGTTGCATTAGCACAGGGTACTTATAGTTTTACCTATACATTAACAGATGTGGCAGGTAATGAAAGTTTGCCAAGCGCTGCATATAGTATCACTATCGACAATACTGCACCTACCACCCCAGTAACAGGTATTGCGTCGTATGTGGATAACGTTGGTAGTATTCAAAGCACCAATAGTACCGCGATTATTACTGATGATACTACCCCTGGCATCAAGATTGGTACTGGTTTAACTGATACCGTGAAATTATACGTAAATGAGTCATTATCACTTGCAACATACGATGTAGTTACTGGTACATTAACTCCATTATACCCATTGGCAACCGGGACCTACCGATTTACCTATTCATTGACTGATTCTGTTGGTAATGAAAGTGGTCAAAGTCCATCAATTTCTATTACAATCGATATAACTCCTCCAACAACTCCACTCAATAAACCTACTTCGTATATTGATAATGTTGGTAGTATCCAAAGTACTACCAGTAATGCCGCAATTACCGATGATACAACACCAGGTATTAACATTGGTGCTGGATTAACAAATACACCTAAATTGTATGTTAATGGTGTGTATACTGCTGCGACCTATGTTTCTGGTACTGGTATTATAACACCAGATTCACCATTATCAGATGGTTTGAAAACAATTACATATACACTAAGCGATGTAGCTGGTAATGAAAGTGGACAAAGTCCTGCTATTACCTTAACGATTGATACCGTTGCTCCATCTGTAAGCACGCCAACCACATTCTTGGATAATGTTGGACCATACCAATTTACAAACAGTACGCTTTCGATTACGGATGATAATAGACCAGGTATTAATATTGGTACTGGATTAACCGATACTGTAAAATTGTACGTGGATGGTAATTTAACACCAGCATCATATGATTCTAGTGCAGGTACGTTGACTCCAACGTTAGCAGTGTCAGATGGCACTCACACGTTTGCATATAGTTTAACCGATATAGCTGGTAATGAAAGTGTTCATAGTGGTTCTTTAACCATTGAAATTGATACAATACCACCATCACCACCAGTATCTGCTCCCACATCATATGCTGATAATGTAGGATATATCCAAAGTGCTACTAGTACAGCTGCTACTACCAATGACACCAAACCAGGAATTAATATTGGTAGCGGATTAAGTAATGTACCAACATTATACATCGATGGTGTATATACTGCTGCAACCTATGATTCGGTTGCTGGTACATTAACCCCAGATACAGAATTAACTGAAGGAACAAAGAGTTTTACCTACTCAATCAGGGATGTAGCTGGAAATGAAAGTGATAAAAGTCCAGCCTTTACTATTACGATAGATACAACACCACCAACTACACCGACTATTGCACCGTATTCATACGTAGATCAAACTGGTGTTTTTGGTACGGCGTCCGTCGTTAATTATATTACTGGGTTGAAAGTTAATAATTATAGTGGAATTACTTGGTATCGTGTATATGCTACTGCATCTGGTCAAACTGAAACAGCGTTTACAACTACACGTACCGTAGATCCAAATGATTCATCTAAAGTTATTTTAACATTTGCAACACCATCAACTACCTATGGAACGCTAGCGGATGCTACCTGGACCTTCAAGTATACTATATTAGACGATGCTGGAAACGAAAGTGAAAAAAGTCCTGGTATTAGTACTAGGTTAGATACGTATGCAGCCGTTACTGGTGGCACAAAAAGTTGGAGCACTCCACTCAATGTAGCAAGTGCCTCTGCTGGTGGAACTGTTACTGCAACAACCGAAAGTGTTGAAAATGGCGGAACTGTGGTATTTGTTATCAGAAAACATTTAGATTCTGATCCTTATTACCGATATCCAGCTGATTGGCCAGCGGTTGGGTCTGAGTACACGGCGACTGTATCAAACAATACCGCATCCGCATCCATTCCAGGTGCCGATTTATTAGCATTAGACCCTGCGGTTGGTTACACTTATGCTGTATTCGCCACCGCCACCGATCTTTTTGGTAATGAGGGTTTTAGACTAATTAGTACTGGATTCAAGGTAGATTTTGTACCGGTTGTGTCTGGAATTACCAATATTAGCTGGGGTGGTACACTCACGGCTGCTGAAAGAGCGGCAGGTGGAACTATAACGGTATCTAGTTCAAATACTATACCAGGAGCAACGGTCACCGTATTCTTAATATCAAATCCGAATGCACCAGCGGATGCATCCGCATCAGGATCCATTACCAGCACGGCAGGGAATACTGTTGTTACATTCTCGTCATCAGATTTATCATCATTAGGGATTTATTTTTATGACGTTTGGGTATCAGTTGCTAGTGGTGGTAACCTTTCAAATATGTTTAAAATAACCAATGCATTTGCTAATATGCCTTAAAATTTCAGCTTTACATATGTGAATGGTATTTTAAAATCTTTCATTTACAAGCGGTAACAATTGTAGTAAACTCTGTATTTCACCGTACTAAATCTAGTGCGGTGATTCTTTTTCTAGCCTAAATATCATACAATCCACAAGAGGTAAGCATGGCAATCAGAATATTAACTGAAAAATCGACATACACTGTCGATTATCCTACTGCAATTGAGTTTGCAGAACAACAAGCCGACAATCTTAAACAAACATCTTGCTAATTCAATGAAAGTGTAATATATTATCGCTTTATAACAAAGAATTAGCTATAAATTTAACCACACGAGGAACGTATGCAACAAGACAACACTATAACACCTGATTCACCAGAAAGAATTGATTACATGGACATTTCTATTGATTTGTCAAAAGACTCATTGTTCGATGATTTGGGATTAAAAAGATTGCGAGAATCATACATGATGGATCATGAAACTTCACCGCAACAGAGGTATGCACACGTATCAAAGTCGTTTAGTTCAAATCCTGATCATGCACAACGATTATACGAATATGCTTCTAATCATTGGTTGAGTTATGCAACACCAGAATTATCGTATGGTAGAAATAAACGAGGGTTACCAATTTCATGTTTTCTAACATATCTGCCAGATTCAGCAAAGGGATTAATTGAAACACTAACGGAAGTTAACACTTTATCAATGTTAGGGGGTGGTGTTGGTATTCACATGGATATTAGATCTGCGGATGATAAATCAACTGGCATTATTCCACATTTAAAAACCTATGATGCTTCATGTTTAGCATACAAACAGGGTTCAACTAGACGTGGTAGTTATGCAGCGTATTTGGACATTTCGCATCCTGAAATCGTACCTTTCATTGAGATGCGCAAAGCAACTGGCGATCCAAATATTAGATGTCCAAACTTGAATCATGGTGTTAATATTACTGATGATTTCATGGAAATCATTGAAAAGTGTATGATAGACCCAGAGTATGACGACTCATGGAATCTGATTGATCCAGCTTCTAACGAAGTCGTAGAAACCGTGTCAGCAAAAGAATTGTGGCAACTTCTCATTGAAACTAGAGTTCAACGTGGCGAACCGTATATGCATTTTATTGATACCGCGAATCGAGCATTACCAGCGTTTCAAAAAGCATTGGGATTAAAGATACATGGTTCAAATTTATGTCAGGAGATAGAATTATCAACCGATGAAGAAAGAACTGCAGTATGCTGTCTTGCATCATTGAACTTGAATTACTACGATGATTGGAAAGATGATTACCAATTCCATAAAGATGTAGCGGAAATGCTAGATAATGTACTAGAAACTTTCATTAATACTGCTCCACCTGAAATATATAAAGCTAAGTACTCTGCTATGAGAGAACGTGCAATCGGAGTTGGAGTTATGGGTTTTCATGCTTACTTGCAACAGAACAACATACCATTTGAATGCGCATTGGCAAAAAGCACCAACATGAGAATATTTAAAAGCATTCGGACACATTTAGACAAAGCTAATCAAGAATTGGCTATTGAACGTGGTGAATGCCCAGATGCAATTGGTTATGGTAAACGGTTTTCACACACCATGGCTGTAGCTCCGAATGCCAGCTCCAGCATTTTGATGGGTAACACATCTCCTGGAATTGAACCATTTAGGGCAAATGCTTACAGACAAGATACCTTATCTGGTTTTTCAATATATAAGAATCGTTGGTTGCATGAATTACTACTAACTAAAAACCTTACAGATGATGAACTCAATGATGTTTGGAAGTCAATCATTGCAGATGACGGGTCTGTTCAGAAGTTAACCATATTGACAGATGACGAAAAGATGATATTCAAAACTGCATTAGAAATTGACCAACGATGGGTTATTGAATTAGCCACTGATCGGGCTCAGTATATCGACCAGGGACAGTCGGTTAACGTATTCTTTAGACCAGATGCACACATCAAGTATTTACATGCAGTGCATTTTACTGCTTGGAAAAAAGGTCTTAAAGGATTATACTATCTACGTTCCGATAAAGTAAGAAAAGCTGACAAAGTTTCACAGCAAATACAACGGAATATAATTGAAGAAATCGATATGCACCATGTAGCAGATGGTGATGAATGTTTAGCATGCCAATAATAGGAGGCACCATGGCACCAAAGAAGTTCAAATTAACGCAAGAAAGACCATATTATAAACCATTTTCATACCAATGGGCATATGATTATTGGTTACAACATGAACAAAGCCATTGGTTATTTACTGAAGTATCTATGCAAGATGATGTTAAGGATTGGTCAAAATCATTATCTGAATCTGAAAAATTCTTCTTGACGAATATCTTTCGATTTTTCACGCAAGGAGATTTGGATGTGGCTGGTGGATATGTTAAAAACTACCTACCATATTTCCCACAACCAGAAATTAGAATGATGTTATGCGGGTTCGCGGCCAGAGAAGCAATTCACGTTGCCGCGTATTCACATTTAATTGAAACCCTTGGTATGCCAGAACGCATATACAATGAGTTTAGTGAATATGCAGAGATGAAGGAAAAACATGAGTTTTTTGATGAGTTTCACGCGATGGACCGTAGTTGCGTGGCACAGCAAATTGCAGTGTTTTCTGCATTCACGGAGGGATTACAGTTATTCTCATCATTTGCTATGCTATTGAATTTCCCAAGACATGGTAAAATGAAAGGGATGGGTCAAATTGTATCATGGAGTTTAATTGATGAATCGCTTCACTGTGAAGGTATGATCAAGTTGTTTAGAACGCATATTGAAGAAAATCGACACATTTGGAAAGATGAGTTAAAATCCGAATTGTATTCAATTGCTGAAAAGATGGTTGAATTAGAGGACAAGTTTATTGACTTATCTTTTAGTATGGGTGATATGGAGAACTTAACCGCCGAAGATATCAAGCAATATATTAGATATATTTGCGATAGACGTTTGATTTCGATGGGACTAAAGGGGATATACAAAATAAAGAAAAACCCACTAACTTGGATTGATGAGATGATTAACACACCAATCCATGGTAATTTCTTTGAAACAACAATCACTGACTATTCTAAAGGAGCATTACAGGGTAGTTGGGGTGATGTATGGGCATAGGAGATAAAAATGACACCTGAAAACTTCTGCTACTGGCTACAAGGCAAAGCCGAATTGCACCCAAATCCACCTACCAAAGAACAGTGGCAAGCCATTAGAGAACATCTCGACTTGGTAATGACCAAAGTCACACCACCTGTTCAATACGACAACGTCTTTCCTAGTTTCTTTGAAGACGACTATATCGATTTTAACAAGATCGATCCACTTACATTAACCTGTTAGGAAAAACCATGAGTTCTGAATCAAAAACAAACGTAACAACTGAAGTAACCGATACCAGTGTTAGTGTATCCGCTAGTGCTGAAGCAAGTGCAGAAGCATCCACTGAAACTACGGTAAGTGGTGTATCTATGGGTGCCGAGGCGTCAGCAGACGCCGAGGCCAGTGCACAAGCCGGTGCAAGTGTTGGTTTTAATGGTACCGATGTTGTAGCAGAAGCCGGTGCAGGAGTTGAAGCACATGCTGATGCACATGCAGATGCATCAATTGGTGATACTAGCACAGTAAAAGCTACAGTGTCAGCAGATGCGAATGCTGAAGCCCATGCAGGAGTTGAAGCAGAAGCCTCGATTGGTGCGCATGGTATTCAAGGTAATGCCGGTGCTTCTGCTGGTGCTAGTACCGGCGTTGGTATTGGTGCCGAAATCAGTAGCAATGGCGTAACCGCTGGTGCTACCGCCGGAGTTAGTATTGGTGCCCAAGTTGGTGCTAATATTGGTGGTGGAGTTTCACTAGATGGTAATACTGTTACCATTGATGCCGCTGGTAAAATTGCATTACTTGCAGGGGTTGATATTGATACCCATATTTCAGTTGACACGACTCCAGTAGTTAACGTGGCAACCACAGTTGCAGCACCAGTGGTTGATGCTGGTAAAACTGTAGGAAATGCAGTTGTGAACACCGCAACTGATGTTGGTAATACGGTAGTTAATGTAGGAAATGATATCGGTCACGCGGCAAGTAATACATTCAAGAAAATAGGCAAGTGGTTTTAGTTGACAACAATCCAGTTAAGTAGTACAATCTTATTTTAACTTAAATTCAAGGATTATCATGCTTTTTATCAATAAAGGTTTAACAAACGGCGAAGTAGTTACTTTAAAACTTACCAGTGGTGAAGAACTTATCGGTAAGCTAGTTGAAGAAGCTGACACTTCATTTAAAATATCAAGACCAATGGTATTAACAATGGATCCAGCCGGTAATATTGGTACGTCACCTTACTTGTTCACTATCGATCCAAATTCAGATGTTTCTATCTATAAATGTGCAGTTGCTGCTTCGATTGGTACCGATAAACAAATTGCAGATGCGTATTTGACTAAAACATCTGGTATTGCGCTAGCATAACTATGAAAAGTATATCGCTGGTTACATTAGTTGACATCGCAATGAGCATCGATGAGGAAGATCCAATCGACTTTGGTATTCTTGGTCAAACCAAAGAGTCTGCATTTGCTATGGTTGGTTCATCAGTACTTGAAATGTTTGATAAGACCGAGTACAATGACGATGACAAACTAATCTTACTTTCAACTATTACTAAGTTAACCGTTGAAAACATGGTTTTAAACATTAAGCTACTAAGAGGCGAACAATGAAGTGTGAAAAAGGTGATCTTGCTGAAATTATTTACTCGATCAGAGATTCCAATAGAGGTAAAACTGTTTTGGTTGAAACTTACATTGGCCATTTTCAAGAAGGTGAAGAATTCAACTTTAATGGTCTAGTTTGCCAAGCACACACCACAGATCATTATTGGTGGGTTGCTGCTGATTACGGATTAAAAGGAATGTTTGGTGAATCACCGAAACTTTATATCCCAGATACTTGGTTAGAACCAATTCGACCAACTCTTGGTGTTACGCAAACCGAAGAAGAACTCGATTTGATCGTTTAAAACAAAAAGGCTACTTCGGTAGCCTTTTTTTTGCATTTACCTATTGACAACCTAACATATTAGTATATAATAATCTCCATATTTAGCCAATAACGGTTAAAAATAGTATCGTTTACAGCTAGATGGTTTTAATTAAGTTAAATACTATTAGAGTTTCGAAAAAGAAACCAGATAGACGGCTTGACTTAGTGGTATCGGTTGAGTCCGCGAGTCTTGGCCAATTAGAAACCCGTTGGTTCGGGTAGCCATGCTCGCCAGAGGTGTAATATCTAGTAGTATCGGATGTTACTTCCAATGGAGAAAGCAACGCGAAAACAAAGGTTTCATCAAACCTCGTGTAGTTTACTCCCTTAGTGTAATGCCAACCGATTGTCGGATGGCACCAAATGAAAGGAGTTTTCAGTTATGAAAAACAAAATTAAAATAGCATTGCGATTAGGTGCATTGCTAATGGGTTCAATATCAGGTGTTTCACATGCGGTTATTAAGCTAGAACACCACATCATTGTTGCAGTCCCACAAGAATTAACAGTAGTTCATGCAGAACCATTTAATAGCCAGTTAGAATGCCTCGCGTTAAACATATATCGTGAAGCAGGTGGTGAGCCTTATGAGGGCAAAGTTGCGGTGGCACAAGTTACTATGAATCGTGTAGCACACCCAGCGTATCCAAAAGATATCTGCACTGTAGTTCATCAAAAGAAATATGTTAGAAATCACGCAGTATGCCAATTCTCTTGGTACTGCATGAAACATAGACCAGTAGATGAAATGAACTATGCGTTGTGTCGTGAAATTGCCAGAAAGGTTATGTTTTCTGGTTATAGAATGCGCAAATTTAAAGATGCTCTTTACTTTCATACCGTTGAAGTTAAACCAGTTTGGCGTAACAGCTTCGATATGATTGGCCGTACTGGACATCACTTGTTTTATCGACCAAAATCTCGCAAAGGTGAGATTATGTTGGCATCTGCCGACTAGATTTAACAAGGAACTAACTTGGTGTGGTAGCGATCCTGCCACATCACTAAATATCTATTTTCGAGGCATAAAATGGATAACATTCTCGTAGTAACACCCCCAGACGATATTCACACAGATGGTTTTAGGCTACTTTTAGTAGATTTAACCCCGGACCAATCTCAAATAGTTTCAGATAGTTTACTTCAACTTAAATCATTACCTAGTGTAGTTGTTTACTCGTGGAAATCAGATGATTTAGACGAATGGCTCTTGCAAAAGAAGAAGAAAAGTGATCTAATAATCTTCAATGCAGCGAGTTCCAACCATTTGTTAATTGGGTACTTATCAGCTCAGATAAATACTTATTACTTTGGTACGCTAAGAAGTTTAGCTACTGTTAACAATCGAGTATTACTTAATACCGACCAATGCATCGAATTACTCGATGCCAAAATAAACCAATATAAGGATTCAATAAGTTGAAAGTAAATGGCACAAAGGTTACTGTAAAAGAAACCGAAAACATAACACAAGCATTACGTAGATTCAAAAAATCAGTTAAGAATAACGGTGTACTAGACCGTATTCGTGAGTTAGAATACTACGAAAAACCAAAAACTACACGTAAGAAAGCAAAAGCTGCTGCAGTTGCACGTAATCGTAAAAGAGAACGTCTTGATAGGCTTCCTGGCAAGCCCGGATCTAAAAAATAAGGTAGACAACACTAGCCATTTGTAGTATACTCTAATTTTTAACTTGATTTGGAATTACAAATGGCTAATACCGCTATCTGCATTGACTTAGAAACACTAGATACCCTTCCATCTGCAACTATCTTAACTATCGGTGCTGTTAAATTTGACCCTTACGGTCATGAAGCAGTAGATCACCAAATGGAACCATTCTATGTAAAAATAGATTTGTCTAGTTGCGAACCTTATAACTTAACAATCTCAGATGAAACTATTGCTTGGTGGGCTAAACAAGGACCAGAAGCACATAAAGAAGCATTTGAAGGTACAGATAGAATCTCAATCGAAGATGCAATGCATCAATTGTTCTCATTTGCGCGTGGATGTAAGACTTTTTGGAGTCACGGTGCTGGATTTGATATTGTTATCTGTGAAAACATATTCCGTAAAGTTGGTAGAGCAATTCCTTGGAAATATCATGAAATTCGTGATACTCGTACCATCTATGACTTAGGTATTGACAACGACTTTCCAGATATTGAAGTTAAACATCATGCACTTCAAGATGCACACGCTGAAGCAGTTGCTGTTCAGAACGTATACCGTAAAATTAGGGAAATGCAAACGGTAAAGCCAATTGCAGAACCGTTACATTTTTCTAGTAGCGCGATCAGTTCTAAGGTTTAACCATATTGGGCACTAGTTCCTAGTGCCCAGCTTAAATACATTGACAAGTAACTATTAACCAGATACAATTAACCTTTAATACCAATACCGGAGACAAGTATGTCAACAGAAGTAACTATTAGTGAAAACGTAGAATGCACATTACAACCACCTAACTTATGGAATGTTGTATTCCATAATGATGACCTAACACCAATGGAATTAGTTATTGAAATTCTTGTTAACTTGTTTAAGTTACCAGAGCAACAAGCGGTGGATGTAACCCTGGAGATACATAATTCAGGTAGTGCAATTGCTGGCATTTATCCATTTGACATTGCCGAGCAAAAAGCATTAGAATCAGTTGCCGTTGCACGAGCGAACGGTGCACCTTTGATGGTCACAGCAGAACAGGACTAAACCGTGAAACAGAAGAAATTAGTTAAACAAATGTACCAAGCATGTTTGGAAAACGATACCGAAGCAATCATTGAGTTACGGAAGAAAGAGTTTGAAAAGGTAGTCAAGCACCGAGACAAGAAAAAGGCATTCAACGGTAAGTGGACTGTTATTCGATTATAATTACTTGATATCTTTGATCTCATTATTGATTTTAATGTCCGATTTTCTACGTTCGTGATCGATTACTTTGCTTCGTAAATGTAGAACAACTCGGACTTTTTCATTTAATCGAATTAAATCATGATCAAGCATACGAATTCTGTCAATTAGTGCAATTAATGATTCGTCGGCCTCATTTATTAGTGGGTCTACCTCATTAACAACCCAACGCCAAATGAATAAAATGATATATGCAATGCCGCATACTGCGACAATTGGATATCCGTATTTTGAAACTAAATCTGCGACTTGTTGTACTAATTGCTCATCCATTAGTCTTTTCTCATGTCTGTTTTTTCAGTGACACGGGAAATTCGTTCTACATCTTGGTGAAGGCCAAGTGCAGAACTTACTAACGTATCAATTCGTATGATATCAGTATTCATTGTTTTTACTCTGGTATTAAGTTCATTGATTATGTGAATCATTCCGTTGATTGACGCTATCACTCTTGATAAGATGAACTTCAGGGTAATAAATACGAACCAACCAGCAGTTAACGCAGAGACAATTGGAAACCCAATGTCTGATATAAACTTGAAATAGTCCATTATTTCGCTCCAGTTATCTAGTATTTACCTGGATTTGATTAAATAGTTGACATTATATACAGATTACTGTATACTTGATTTTGAACTACTAGGAGATAGCATGGAACTGTTAAAATTTCCAACAAAAGATCAACGAGAACTCAACAATGTACTTGCTCGAAAAGCACAAATGATGGAAGTTCTATGTGCAATGATTGAGATGGTTGAAGAAGATGAAATCACTGAGTTTGTATGCGCATCATTAGATGGATTTGGCGACATGCAAGTTCATTTATGTGCATCGGACTACGTTAGTGGGGTTGGGATGTTTGAATTAGGTAAACAAACCCTTATTAATTTATCATTGAGTGGAGAAGAAGAGTAATGTCTGCAGGTAAATGGCATGGCGGTAAAGGCGACAAAGATCGTACTGCCGACATCAACAAATTTCGTAATAACTACGATTTAATCGACTGGTCTAAGGGCAAAGAACCCAAAGAACCAGTTAAAACTGAACCCAAAAAATCAACAACTGAAGAGGCGTAATCATGGCAATAACAACAAAAGCAAATCCAATGCAAACTAGAAATGGTCGTCCAAGATTAGGACCATTGAATATTGCTCAATTGACTAAGATTCTTGAAAACTCAAGTACTCGTAAAAAAACGAAAGCTAAGGTTCAAAACCGTATTCGTACATTGAAATCTCGCCCTGGATATGTTGAACCAGTTGTATCCGAAGAGTCGATTGACTAAATAGCTTTGCTAGTTTAGCTTTAAACTAGCCGGTATTGAAGAAAGATTAGTAGTTTTGGGAACTTTGTCGTTAATTCGACTCCTATAATGGATGAAGGTCTATGACCATCAACTAAAAATCATGTGTTA